CATTCATAGTTAAACATGGTTTGAGAGAAATGGCTCTCATGCCCAACAAACGCGCCGCGCTAGAGGAAGACATGGCACCCGGTGCCGTCAAGTTTGAATCCGTAGACCAAATAGTCACTGATCAGATCACTAAGATCGAAAGCGAGTTCTACGATCCAAAATTGTTACTGCAGATATACCAAACACTATGAAATTGTATTTTAATGGTTGCAGTTTTACCTATGGCAACGAGTTAAAAGATCCACAAAAAAATTCATGGCCCGTGTTGGTCGCCAGCAGCATCAATGCTGATTTTACCAACGATTCAGTGAATGGGGGAACAAACGATCGTATAATGTACAAAACTATCCTAAATTTTCGTCACTACGATTATTTTTTTATAGCATGGACTTATTACGAACGTTTTACTGAATACAACCCTATAGACAATTTTGAAATAAACTTTAATTCGGCATTGAACATGGATCCATCGCTACACTACAGCGACGACCTTAAACTCAACCGTTGGAAATATCAAGAGTACGGCAAATTATTTTACAAGTATTGGTTTAATGAACTTTATGAACTAAAAAAATGGTTGCAACAAATCATTTTATTACAAGCATTCTTTCAGGGCCACGACAAAAAATATCTCATGCTGAATACAGCCAACAACAATTTAAATTCGTGGTTACAACCAAAAGACAAATTCATAGAATCTACAAGACATTTATTGAAATTTTTTGACCGTATGGACGACGATCAATTGATGTTGGAGCATCAGCAAATACAAGATCTATGTTCAATAATTGATACAGAAGCGTTTGTAGGATGGGGCACTTGGTGCATCACCGATCTAGGATTAGCCCACAAATGCGGACCAAATGGCCACATACTAGAAGATGGCCATCGAGCTGTTGCGAAAAAAGTGCTTGAACATTATAATAAAGTATCATGATCCAGATAGCAGAGATCTTGAGGCCCAACATGCATGTCAGACTGCAGCTGGACATCGAGATATCCTACGAAGAAGCCAACTACATCAAGGAAACATTCATAACCAAATACGGTCTACGGGAGATGGCGCTCATGCCCAACAAACGCGCGGCCTTGGAAGAAGACATGGCTCCGGGCGATGTAAAGTTTGAAAGCGTGGATCAGATCGTGACCGACCAGATCACCCGGATCGAGAGCGAATTTTACAATCCTCGACTGCTGTTGCAGATCTATCAAGCTCTATGATAAAAATAGACTTTCCTGTTCCGTATGCTAAATAAATCACAACAGGAAAAATAAATGTCTGCATTTTCTATACAAACTTGGATCAACAAAGGATACACAAAGGAAGAGGCCAAGTATCAAATTGCTATCCGACGCTCAAATAATGTATTATATTATATTAACAAAGGATTTACCGAGGAAGAAGCAAAGGAAAAAATAAAAGAAAGACAATCAATTGGCGGGGCAAAAAGATCCGCTATGTCCCAGGAAGAAAAAAGATCACTAAGTCCTCGATGTGTAGAGTTTTACATCGCAAAAGGACTTACTCCAGAAGAGGCAAAAAAACAAGTATCAAACTTTCAGTCTACCTTCAGCAAAGAAAAATGCATCCAAAAATACGGTGAATCTGTAGGTTTAGAAATTTTTGAATCTCGCCAGAAAAAATGGCAGGATACACTCCACTCAAAATCAGAATCCGAAATAAAATCTATAAACAAAAGAAAAAATCGCTGGGTCAGCCTCACCGAGGAAGAATCTAATTTACTAAAACAGCAGGTTTCCAATTCAGTTAAAGAAACTGTCGCCAAAAGAACTCCAGAGGAAAGTCGAGAGGTTGGAAGAAAAATAAGAGATGGTCAAGTAAAATCTCTTAGAGCCACACCAGAAGAATTGGTAGATGCGTTTCTGTTTTATAAAAGCCAGGTGTGGGCAGAAACAAAAAGAAATGACTTAAAAATGTTAGAAAATTATGACAAACGAGGAAAACGTGGATATCATTTAGATCACATGTTTAGTATTTTTGAAGGATTTAAACAAAACATCGATCCATCTATCGTTGGTCATATTAAAAATCTAAGAATGATACCTTATAAAGAAAATTTATCAAAATTTAATAAATGTTCAATCGCATTGGATGATCTTATTAAGATGATTAAAGATTCAGATGATAACTGTTAAAACTCTCACTGTAAAAAACTTCATGTCGGTGGGTAATGCCACGCAAGCCATTAATTTTGATCGGAATGATTTAACTCTGGTATTGGGTGAAAATTTAGATCTTGGCGGTGATGGTAGTCGCAATGGGACTGGCAAAACATCTGCAATTAACGCCATAAGTTATGCCCTCTACGGACAAGCACTAACCAACATCCGCCGAGACAACCTCGTTAACAAGACTAATGGCAAGAACATGTTGGTCAGCCTTGACTTTTCCATTGGAGGCCTTGACTATCGTGTGGAACGTGGTCGTAAACCCAACCTACTCAAATTCTACGTCAACAACGAAGAACAGGCTGCCGATGACAATTCACAGGGAGACAGTCGTGAGACACAGGATGCCATAGAATCGATCATGGGCATGACTCATGACATGTTCCGACATGTGGTGGCCTTAAACACTTACACAGAACCATTTTTAAATTTAAAGGCCAACGATCAGCGTGTGATCATTGAACAACTGTTGGGCATTACATTGCTGAGTGAGCGGGCCGAACACATCAAAGAACTGAACCGGAATACCAAAGAATCAATATTGCAAGAAGAAATGCGCATACGAGCAGTACAAGAAGCCAACCGTCGCATACAAGAACAGATAGAAAGTTTACTCCGTAGACAGACTTTATGGACCACCAAACATGCAGAAGAGATCTCTAGGCTCCAAACAGCTTTGGAAGAACTACAGAAAATTGACATTGAGGCAGAAATATCAGCACATCGCGAACATCGAGCATGGGATCAAAAGCGCAAAAACATCAATGATTTGGCTGGACAAATCTCCCGCACGAAACTTGATCTTGACCGAGAAACGAAAATCCTTGAAAAGCTCGGCAAAGAAATTGCAACTCTTGAACGCCATACCTGCCATACTTGTGGACAGGCATTCCACGACATCAAGCACCAACAAGTCTTAAAAGCAAAGCAAGCAGAACTTGCAACATCAAGAACAGCCAGCGAAGAACATTCACGATTGCTGTTGGACATAGAGACAGCCCACACAGCCTTGGGCACGTTAGGCAAACCGCCGCGCATGTTCTATGATCAGGAAGAAGATGCCATACAACATCGTGCCAACGTAACCAATCTACAACAACAGTTGGAGGTCAAAACTAAAGAATCTGATCCCTATGGTGAACAAATTGAAGAAATGACCGGACAAGCCTTGCAGACAGTGAGTTACGATACTTTAAATGAACTTACCCGCCTGCAAGAACACCAAGACTTTTTGCTCAAATTGTTGACCAACAAAGACTCGTTTATACGCAAAAAGATCATCGAACAAAACCTAAGCTATCTTAACCAACGATTGACTTATTATCTAGACCGCATTGGCTTGCCACACTCAGTGATATTTCTAAACGATCTCACTGTAGAAATCCAGGAACTGGGACGAGATCTTGATTTTGACAATCTATCACGGGGCGAAAGAAATCGTTTGATACTGAGCATGAGTTGGGCGTTCCGGGATGTTTGGGAAAGCCTGTATCATCCTATTAATGTGTTGTTTATCGATGAGTTGATTGATTCGGGCATGGACATCCAAGGTGTAGAAAACAGCTTGGCCTTGCTGAAAAAGATGAGCCGTGAGCGCCACAAGAGTATTTGGCTTGTGAGCCACAGAGATGAACTGGCAGGTCGTGTAGAGAATATACTCAAAGTGATCAAAGAGGGAGGATTCACGTCATACTCTACAGAAGTTGAAATGACGTAATAAATGAAAATTTTGATTACAGGAACTGACGGATTGGCCAAATCCTTAGCCGAGTGTTATCAATCTCACCAGGTTGATTGTGTATCTCGTTCAACTGGGCATGATATAAAAAACATAGATACCTGGGGGCATGTTTTCTTGGGGTATGATATAGTCTTTAATTGTGCGTACGAGTATCATGGACAAGTAGCAGTGCTTGAATTTTTTTATAAAAATTGGAAGAATGATCCAACCAAGACCATTGTTTCAGTAGGTAGTCGCATCATCAGTTATCCCGGATTAGACAACAACAATGACTATTTTCCCTACAAGATAAGTAAAATATCTTTGCAACTCACCCACGATCAAATGCTTATCAACGCTGATTGTCGCTTGTTAATTGTAAATCCGGGTCCATTCGACACCGCGATGGTCGCACATCATGATTGTGTTAAATTTTCACCAGATCAATTAGCAAAAAAAATTGTTTGGTTTGTAGAAGATTCGTCAATTAAAAGAGTGGACCTATGGCTATAAACTGGCAGTTTTATCATTGGCATCTTGAGCCCAGTTCGATCTGTACTGTAAAATGTCCTAGATGTCCGCGAATTGAACACCCGGACACTCCGTGGTTGAATAAAAGCATGACATTAGATTTTATAAAAAAATTTTTTACAGAAGACATGTTAAAAAATCATGTCAAACGTGTTACCATGTGTGGTGATGTAGGAGACCCTATCTACTGTAAAGAATACATAGAAATCTGTCGCTACATAAAAAACATCAATCCTAAAATACACATTTTTACCATAACCAATGGCAGTTATAAGAAACCTGAATGGTGGACAGAATTAGCATTGGTACTAAATGAATATGATACCATAAACTTCAGCATCGATGGTTATGACAACAAGTCAAACAATCTATACCGCATCAACAGTAATTTTAACAGCATTATCAATGGTATCAAAACAATCCGACAGCACAATCAAAAAATATTCCTGAATTGGGCAGTGATCGTTTTCTCTTTCAACCAAGATCGATTGCTTCAAATAATGGATCAGGCCAAGGTGTTAGGCATGGATGCACTACAAATAACCAAAAGCACTAAGTTTGGAAGCAAGTACGGGGATGTCTACGGCGGACGAAACGATGACCTAGAACCCAGAAAAGAATTCATAAGTTCCAGTCATCGTTATGAAAGAGAACTAGTCAACATCAGTAGTAGGAGTCCGCTTAACCAAGAATATTTGGATCACAATCGCAAAATGTTCTTGGAGATCAAAAAAAACTACGCCGACTCTCCCATAGTGCCACTGTGCGAAATTGGAAATCGAGGATTATATGTCAATGCCGAAGGGGTTATTTTTCCTTGTAGTTGGACTAGTTTTCCTTATCACAGTCTATCGGGTTCTACCAAGACAATACTATGGAAAGATAGTTTTTTTGCCAAGTATCGTGAAAAGATGAATCTACACAATAGGTCTTTTGAAGAGATTATGTCCGACCCATTGTGGTTAAAGTGTAGCCAAGGATTCCGCAATCCTTCCAAAACATGGGTTGAATGCGAACAAAAATGCAGCCAGCATTTAGTCGATGATGAATATGCAGTGGGGTGGCTGACAAATTGATAAGAGAAAAATTGTAGTGGAATCAATCTCGATGAATAAACAATAGGCATGTCATGGCTTTTCGAATCACAAGAAATTACAGAATTACCCGAAGATTGTGTTGGTTTTGTTTATTTGATCACAAATAAACTGACCGGCAGGAAATATATTGGCAAAAAACTAGCCAAATTCAAAAAAACAACTTACAAAACAGTCAAACTCAAAAACGGCAAAAAACGAAAGAAAAAAATCAAGGGAAAAATTGAATCAGATTGGCGAGATTATTACAGTTCTTCGCCAGAACTACTCAAAGACATTGATCAACTAGGCAAAAAAAACTTTCAACGCGAGATCTTGTATTACTGCAGAAGCAAGGCTGAATGCAGTTATAGAGAGGCTCAAGAACAATTTCTCCGCAAAGTACTTGAATCAAACGAATACTATAATGGTTACATACAGGTTCGGGTACATGGCTCACACATCAAAAACAAATTACGAGAGAACTAATTGAGATCAAAATTAACTATTTTTTTAGGTGACGTGCATGAATCTGTTGGCATCAAAGCCAAACTTCATGATCCATCTGCATGGCTATTAGACCGAGACAATTTAGATCAACTTGCACAAGTATCACAAGACTCGATCAATACAGTTTATACCTCATTGGGAGATTTACCAAAGGATTTAGTGACAGTATACAATATCCTAAAACAAGCAGATATTATTTTTTATGTTCCGCCTGATACCTGGAGCGATAACAAAACAATAGATATCAAATCTCCGGCCGATAGTATCCAAGGTCTCACGGAAATTTTATTACTCCTCCTCCCGGACTCTGTAAAAGTAATAGGCCTAACTTCCTTTACTCCGGGCCAAATTGATCCAATTGTGCTAAGAGATAAAAGAAAAACCAGCAGTAAACAAATGTGGGCGGTTGGATGTAGCATCACTCACGGGGTAGGTGTCGAGACTCAAGAAAGATATGGATCCTTGCTAGAGAATGAACTAGGCATTCCGTGTAGTTTTTTATCTAGACCCGGATCATCAATTGGATGGGCAGCTGATCAAATACTCAGATCTGATATCAAATCTGGAGATTTGGTTGTATGGGGCATAACTGGATGGTCTCGCATAACATACGTCCACGAACACGAATTGCTGAAAGGTGTTATGGTAACCTCCTACGATACCTATCCCGGGTATCATAAAATAATTAGTATAGATACGCTCTGGTCTGATCAGACATTTTATCATCATTTTTACTCTATACAACAGGTAATCAACTATTGCAGTAAAATCAATTCTACATTATTATTAGTTGGATTGATGAATGATAATTACTCTCTTTTAGGGTATCTAAAATCTCAACCAAATTTTGTGCAAATACATTATAATATAGAATATAAAGATTCTGCTCTCTACGAGACTTATATAGATCATGGTACAGATCATTTACATCCGGGCCCTAAACAACATATAGAATATAAAAATGCAATACTAAAGTTTATCAAAGAAAATAAATTGGTTTTCTAAAAATTAAGCAGTCAAGGCTAGCACCGGCCAACATCGGGTGCCCTAGACCTGGATCACGGATCACAGGGACGGAAGCCTCACCGCGCTAGTGAGCACTCAACTACTACCCGCAAGGATGAAGATCGCCAATGCCGCGATTTAGTTGTTTGAAAAGGATTCAAGGCTGAAAAGACGTGCTAGTGATAGCACACGGTTTGTATCGATGTTAGCGTATGGATACAGGCCCGCCGTTGTGATAAAGACGCAACTCGAGGTACCGGACAACCGCCTCTGTAATGTTGTAACGCTAAGTGACTGAGTCGACTCGGATGATGACACCTTTTTGCCCTATGCGGGCAAAGTGTGACCAATCAATCTGGATGATATTAACTCGCTTCGCTCGAATCGATGAACGAAGTGAAATCGATAGACTTGCGCAGCAAGTCTTGTAGTTTTGTCTAGTGCAGCGGATGAAAATTTGGTTCTAAGAGGAGATGTAATTGTGATGCACAGGCTGGAAATTTATTTAATTTCCAAGTTTTTAAATTTAGTCCATGTTGATAGATTAAACAATGTTGTATGATGACTTCTTGTTGAAAAGTGAGTTGAGATATGTCATGTTTATAACCATGAACAATAGATTTCAGTATTTTTGGTAGGTGCCTAGGAAAGCGTAAATTATTGTTATGAATTTGTTGCCAAGATCTCATGATTGGCAACCAACGTTTGACATTTTCTTCTATAATATCAAGGTTTAGCCATGCCATGATTTTCCTAACGGTGCTTTCAGTGTCGAACCAAAGATCTTGACAATGTACCCAATAATGATCGTGCGCTAATAACAAATCATCACTCCAATGGTTGTCGTACGGTCGCATGTCCAATGCCATACGTTCACGAATATCCCAAATTTCAGTCAGCCCTAGATCTATCCAGTGTTGCTGTGACGCACGGAAAAAAACATCTTGAACTTCTTGCTCTAACTCATTGATATCTGTTGTTTTTTTGGATGATGTCATCATGCGATCCAGAGCCCTAAATGACCACAGATAACCTTTCACAGTCGTATCAAAAGCCACATAAATTACAGGAATTTGTTGATCTTGTGCAATCCACTCTAACATGTTTGTGTAATCTTGTTTTTGATAAGCCAAGATCTGCTGCATTGATGATGGTTGCTGTAAATCTAAAATGTTTAGTTGAAGATCTCTGCAACAATCATCAATATGCAAAGCAATAGGATACAATGATATCAAACCGCTGGTAGTGTTGTTGTGGATGCTCTGCACAACGTCTTTATTGCGTTGCCAACCAGAATAGTGATTTTTACGGTGGCCATGTGCGTTTGACACTGCGCCCGACTGTAAAGGATTTGCACTTATATCATGCCATTCTAATGTATCGACTTTGAAAACTTTGTTCTGTCCTGACAGATATAAAATACTCCAATCTAAAAAGGTACAGCCAATGGATTTTACGCTGGTCACACAATATGTTTTTCGGTCAGTCATAGATTATCTGGCCAGTCTCTAAAAAGTGCGTGTTGAATATTGCCAGAAACAAATTGATTGAAGCTTTGATGCTTGTCCTCAAGCTCACCTTCTTTTTTGGCCACTCTTTGAAATGCCAGTTCCATCTGTGCCATGTCCTTGAATTCCATTAAAATCATCCATTCGGGAAGATCAGTGATTGAACGGAATCCCAATTTGCAACGAGTGATTCTATAGCTCTGCATTTTGCCTTCGGCCACTAAATGATCAAAAAATCGTCGCATCCCATTGACCCAATCAAGGTCAGTGATGTTGCCTTCTTTGTCTGCCCAAATTGTATATAAATCTGCCATGCGAGCCTCTATGTATAGACAAACATCTTTAACTGCATCTCATTATTAATGTGCTTTATTCCAATGGTCCCAATATTTCAAATCCGTCTATTTCCTGTTTGTACAAATGTGCTTGTTCAAGATACAAGTATTGAAAGCCTCTTTGTTTGTAGATGGCACATTCGGTTTTCATAGTTTCTATGCCCAGGCGCAGGCGAGGATTGTGATATGTCCAGGCAAATTGATCGCACAAGGCATTGAATTGGTCAAAACGTCGTATCAAACTCCAGGCCACCAATTTACTTTGATCATAATAACCTATGACATCGGCCATGGGATCTAGATATCTACTGTCAAATATAGGCATCACAGATGCAAAGTGTTTGTATTTGCAATAGTCTCTATAGATTGCATTTAGTTTTGGTATGTC